TGGATATTATTGCCGTTCAGCAAGGGGACGGTGGCGCCGGACGTTCCGGTGTTTGCCAGCGCCGCCGTTCCGCCGCAGGGGTTTTGCAGTTCCCACCGCGTATGGGCCGCGTTGTATTCGAACAACCCGGTGAAGCCGACGGCACCGATGTCTCCCAACACCAGGGGCTGGCCGCCCCTGGCCGTGATGGTGTAAGCCGTGCCGCTGTTGAGGTTGAGGGTCGGTGTGGTCGAGGTATTGGCCCCGCCGCAGACAACCTCGATAACCTGCTGATCCGAGGCGGTTGCCCCGGCAATGGTGACGGTGATGGCATTGACCGTGCCGCCGGCTGTACCAATGGGGATCGAGCCGGACGCACCAGTGGGGCCGGTCGCGCCTATGCCGCCAGCGACAGACAGATTCCAATCGGCATGCGTCCCGGCGCCGGTGGTCTCGACCACGTTGAGGACAAGGTTTGTCCCGGTATAGCTCGTCACCAGGCCAGACATGGACGCGCTTGGGGTGCCGGCGCTCTGCGCCGTGATCCAGCCCGAAGCGAAGGTCTTGCCGGCCTGGGTGGCGAATGTCGTCGAGCCGGTGGCCACGGGCAGGCTGGTGGTGCTGGTACCGGTCAGGCTGCCAGCGCTGGCCGCCGCCGCGGTGGCGCTGGTCGAAGCGTTGCCGGCCTGGGTGGTCGCAATGCCGGCTTCGGTGGTTGCCGTCGTTGCCGCCCCGCTGGCCGTGGTCGCCGCCGCCGCCGCCGTATTGGCGCTGGCCAGCGCCGCCGCCTGGGTGGTGCTGATCCCCGCCTCGGTGGTCGCCGTGGTCGCCGCCCCGCTGGCCGTGGTGGCGCTGGCCGCCGCCGCCGCCGCCGCCGCCGTCACCGCCGCGACGTTGACGGCCAACGACCAGTCGCCGCCGGCCAGATCGGCGGCCCAGGTGCCGCCGGTATTGGCCACCAGGCAGTAATAGAGGTTGCCGGTATTGGCGCCGGCGGCGCCATCCTGGACCACGTCGCCCACCGCATAGACCGTGCCGGACGCCCAGGCGCCGCGCCAATGGCCGATCGGCGCCACGGCGATGACATTGCCGGCGGCGTCGAAGCCCAGGCTCATGCCCGCCCGCATCACTGCCGGCGGCAGGGTGGCGTTCAGCCCGGCGGGATCGGAGGCGGGAAACTGCAAGGCGCCGGCAAACCACGAGATCACCTGCTGCACCAGCATGGTCAGGCGATCCAGCGCGGCATTGACTGCCGAGGCCGGGAACTTGGAATTGTCGACGAAGGCGGTTTGCTGCAACGCCGCCACCGCCCGGGCGACGGTGATGCGGTGATTGCCCAGCGGCGCGGTGTTGAACACCACAGCGGCGCCGGTCAGATATTCTCCGCTGACCGCATCCTGGGTTCCGGACACGGTGTAATCATAGGTGCCGGCGCCGTTCAGCACCGGCGCCGGGGTCACCGCCTGGTTGAGGCTGGTATCGAACAGGGTGACGGAGAGATCACTGGGGACGAAGAAGACATAGGGGAAGCTGAACGAGACGCTGCTGCCGTTGCCGGTGTACTGGATCTTGGAGGTGGTCGAGGAAAGCGTCATGGTCAGCCTCCAATTCTGGGCATGGCGACGGCGCCGCCAGTGGACGATCCGGCGCCGGGGGTCAGCAGGCTTTGGCCGCGCGCCTGCCAGCCGGCCTGGACCGTGGCGGCCAGGTCCGGATATTCCGACAGCAATTGCTGCTTGGCCTTGCCGCGATAGGTGTTGACCACACGCTGGACGGTCAGGGCCTTGGCGGCATCGGTCGCCTGATCCCATTGGGCCTGGGTGGCGGCATCGGGATGGCTGCCGGTGACCAGGGCGTTGAGGGTGTCCTTGGCGCCCAGTCCGGTGCGCGGATCCTGCAAGCCGTTGCCGGCCTGGACCTGGTAATGGTCAAGCTGTTCCGGCGTCAGGGTGGCCTGGGCCTCGACGCCCGGGCCGGCGTCGAAGTGCTGCACCAGCTTGTTGGGCCTGGTCAGGCCCAGCCGTCCATCCTCGCTCTGGGCGAAGGCGGACCGATGGTCCCAGATCCACTTGTCGATGGGTTCGGCACCGTCCGCCGGGGCGGTGGCCACCGGCGACAGCATGCGGGCGGCGCCGGTATCCGACAGCGGCGGCATGAAGGCGTCCTTCCAGGCGATGGGATCGCCCCACAGGGTGCGCTGGGGCGGCAGGGTGGCGGAGCCCCAGCCGGGAATGCGGCTTTCGATGGTCTGCAACAGATTGTAATGGGCGCGGATCCAGGGATCGTTGGCCCGGGCCAGACCGGCGAGGCCCTGCGGCACCACCATGGAGGTGGCCAGGGTGTCGAAGAACCGCTTGGCGCTGCGGTCGGGCGAATGCAGGGCGTCGAAGGCATCGGCCACCCCGCTCATATAGGTCTTCGACAGCATGGAATTGCCGATGCCGAAGGCCAGCGACAGGGCGGCCTGCTCGCCGTCGCCCTGATGGGCGAACTTGACGATGTCGGCGGTGTCGGCGACGGCGCCCAGCATCTGCGCCACCGGCTCGACCCGGTTATACTGATACCACTGGTCGCCGATCCGCACCGAATAGGGCTGGTTGCCGGCGGCGCGCCACGCCCGGTTCATCTCGGGGTCGCTGGGGCCGCCGCCGGTGATGTTGCCCATGATGGCGAAGGGCAGCGTCGCCGCCGCCACCGCGGTGCCAAGCCCGACGCGGGCCTGGGCGATGTCGCGCCGGGCACCGCCTGCCGCCAGCTCGGCCAGATAGCCCTCGGAGGGGAAGGCCAGCGGCAGGGGCGAAGTGCGATAGGCGGAAGCCAGGATATTGGCCGGCACCTTGACGAAGGGCATGATGATACGGCCGACCGGCAGTTCGAAGCCGGAATTGCCGATCTTGACATCCGCCGAGTCCACCAGGTCGGACAACTTCGCCGCCAGGCCGGTCAGCGGTTCCTGGAAGGTATTGGCCAGTGCCGCCGCCCGGGCCTGTTCGTGCAGGGCCTGGGGCGGATTGTTCAGCACGCCCTCGATGTGATTGGTGAGGGCGGCGCTGTCGACGGCGCCGCTGTCATCGGCCAGGGTCTTGACCCCGTCGCGATAGGCCAGGGCGTGCAGTTCGGCCCGGTAATTGGCCACCTTGGCGAAATCGTCGGCGGCGCCCAGCCACGAGGTCGGCAGGGCGGAGCGCAAGAATGACAGCGCCGCCTGGGTGGGGGCATTGGCCGCCAGATCCTGGGGGGCGCCATTGGCCAGCATGGACAGGCGCGAGGTGGAGTTGAGGCCGTCCATGCTTTGCAGGTCGCCCTCGAACTGGCTGCGCCCGGCCCTGATCGCCTTGCCGGCGGCGCGGATGGCATCGCCCATGGATCCGACATAGCCGCTGAACAGGGCGGCGGTCTCGCCCGCCGCCACCGCCCCCGATCCGAAATTCTCGGCAATCGCCCTGGTGGTGATGTTCATCAACGCCACGGTGGCGTCGGAGGCCAGCTTCTTGACCACCGTCGCCGGATTGGACAGCAGCATGTTGTAACGGGCGAACAGCATGCCGTCGCGGCCGGTCATCCAGCGCAGCGCCGAAACATAGGGCGCCGCCTTGGCGGGATCGTCCATCATGGCCAGGCCGCGCACCGCCTGTTCCATGTTGTCGGGGCCGACCTCGGCCAGCACCTGCTGGATCGCCTTGGTGTAATCGTCGCGGGCACCCCAGGTCAGCTGGCGGGCGCGGAAGGCGCGGGCCTGATCCGACCCAGCCTGTTCCCACTCGCCGATCAGCTTGTTCTGCAGGGTGAAGGCGCGGATGGCGTCGGACCAGGCTTCGGGGGTGCCGGACGCCACCGCCAGCTTGGCCTTGCCCCAGGCTTCCCGGGCGGCCGAACTGATCAGCATGCCCATGGCCGCCACGTCCTGATCGGTGGGCATCTTGCCGCCGAACCCGGCCAGCACATCCTCGGGCGACTTCTGCAGGGCATAGGCGCCCATCTGCAGCACGTCGTCATGCTTGACCGCGCCGGGGGGGATATAGGACGCCGCCCGCGAAATGGCGTCGTCCAGGGCGCCGTCGCCGGACAGGGTTTCCAGACTGGCCTGGATCGGATGGGGCCCCGCCTCGCCCTTGGCCCAGGCCTTGGCCTGGGCTTCCATCTTCGGCGCGTCGGCGATGGGGTCGAAGCTGAACTTGGCCTGCCCCGGACCACGATCCGGGGGTGCCGCCCCGGCTTCGCCGGCGCCGGGCGGCTCGTGGGCGGGAAAGCCGAAGGGGTCGCCGGCGGCCGCGTTGTCGGCTTTGGCCGCCGGTGCTATACTGTCCGCAGAGTTGCTTTGGGCCGCAGCGTTACCGTTGGCTCCTCCGGCTTCGCCGGGGCCAGATGCGTCATGCGGCACCGTCTCGCCGGTTGCGGTCGCGGGGGTTCGCTCTCCGCGCCAAAGCAGCTCCTTCCCCTCGGTAAAATCGTCACGGTAGATGCCGCCCGACTTGACCTCCCAGGCCGGACCGCCGGAGGAGTGGGAGATCTCGACGAACATCATGGGTGAGCTGGGGTCGGTGGTCCGCTTGACCAGGATCAGGCTGTCGCCGGTACCCTGGAACACCTCGTTGAAGTTATGGCCGACATCGTCGACCATCTGCCCCACATCCTGATAGCCGGCGGCGGTGATCTCGTCGGCCTTGCCGCCCCGGATCATGTGAAGCTCGCCGGTGGTCTTCGCCGATCCCTGGGGCAGCATGATCGCGCCGGGATCGACACCGATCTTGCTCGCCACCTCGGCCGGCATCTCGCCGAATCCGGTCGAGCCGTCCACATGGGCGACATAGCTCTTGTTGCCCAGCGCCACATAGCGGCTTTCGCCCTGGGCGATCTCGGGCAACGGTGCCGCGACGGCGGGGGCACCCGCCGCCGCCGAATCCAATTCGCCGCTTCGCATTTTCGCCGCTTCGACCGGATCGACGAAACTCACCGCCTGCTCGCCAGCCCCGGCGCCGCCTTCCGCCGCCGCTCCGCCAGCCCCGCCCTCGGCCGCACCGTCCCTCGCCAGCACTTCTCCCCCCGCCTTGACGCCGCCCATCAGCATCTGGGGAATCATGGCAAGATTGGCGGCGGCGGCCTTGGGATCGAAAGGGACCGTCTGACCATCCACGGTCTGATCGGGCATGATGGGGGCGATGGGTCGCGTGAGGTGATGCTCGATCAGGGCGCGAAACTGCGGCCCCAGGAAGGCGAGGTCGCCAGCGGCACCACCCGCCGCAAGCAGGCTGAGCGCCCGCTCGATCACATCACGGTCATTATCGCCAAACTGGTTGAGGTGGTCGCGGATGGCCGACAGATCGCCGGAGATTTCCGATGCCGCCTGGGAATTGGGCCGCAACACCGCCTGGTCGGCGAAGCGCTTCAACGCCTGGGTGATGCGCATGCCCAGCGGCTGATCCGACGCATCGGGCGCGCCAGCCGGAGCGGCAACGCCGGGAACGGCGGCGGCCGGGGCGGGTTTCTGGCTGCCGAAGGCGGCGTTCAGCGCCGCCACCGGATCACCGGCGCCGGCCCGGGCGCGGGTGGCGGCGAAGTCGGCCAGCACCTGGCCATCCCGGGACGCCAGCACCGGTGCGGGGGCCGGCGGCGGGGTCACCGCGGCCGGCGCATCGGCGGCGGCGCCGACCAGTTGCGGGTCCTGGGGATCGATCATAGGAGCACTCATGGTTCATGTCCCTCAAACGCCGGGCGGGCGCGCCCTTGCTCGCTTCGCTCGTCCCTGCGGGACCGCATCTGCGATGCATCGTTTGCCCGATGGGCTGCACGGCTCCTCCGCTGCGCTCCGGGTCGCTCAACGCTCCCGCGCTCGGCTGACGCCTCGCTCATTGGCCACCTCCCGGCGCGCCGGATTTGACGGGTTTGGGTGCGCCGGCCTGGGCGGCGGCGACGGCGGCGTTGCGGGAATCCTGGTCGGCGAAGAACTGCCGGTACTGGTTCAACAGCGCCGCCTGAGCGTTGAACTGGTCTTCGCCCATCTGACCCGCATCATGGGCGGCCTGGGTCTTGGCCCAGACATCGGCCACATCCTTGGTGGCGAAGACCCCTCCCAGGCGTGGGCGGTCCCAGGTGGCGGGGGGATGGTCGGGGCGCTGATAGCGGTTGACCATGTCGGCCAGCACCGCCTGGGGGTCCTCGGTTCCCGCCACCACCCGGCGGGTCCACTCGCCCTGGGCCTGGGCCCAGCCCAGCGCCTGCTTGACCTGGTCGGTATTGCCGAAATCGACCAGGCCCTTGTCGACGGCATCGCCGCCCAGGGCGGTGCGCAGGGTAGCGAAGGCGGAATGCTCTGTCTGATTGTCGACACCGCGATCCTTGGCCGTCACCGCCTTGATCATATCGGCGCCGGTGGGTCCGCTGATCTTGCCCGCCGACAGGGCGGCGGCGATGTCATCGGGCCGGGCGGTCCCGTCGCCCACATGCTGCCACAGCTGCACCGTCGCCATGGGATCGTCGCGGCCGGACCGCGCCGACAGGATGGCATTGGCCGCCTCCGGGCTGTAACGCTGCTTGGCGACGGCGTCGGCCACCTGCGACGCATTGGGGCCATTTCCGGCCAGCGCGGCGGCGAAATCCTGCGAGAAGTTGAAGGCCTGGGCCGCGCGATGATCCTTCTCCGCCTGCGCGGCGTCGCGGGCGATCTTCGCGCTTTGTTGGATCAGCAAGCGATAGGCGGTGCTTTCCAAATGCTGGCCCAGCGCCACCCGGGTTTCCGGCAGCAGGCTGGTGAATTGGGACGGATCGGCGACATCGCGCGCCAGTTTGGTGACGACATCGGGATCGCGATTATCCGGATCGAGGGCGGCATTCAGTTGCTGGCGGATTCCAACTTCGGCAATGCGTGATTTGAACAGCAGATCATTGCGGGCCTCGGCCTCGGGGGTCTGCCAACCGCCGGCGGTGGCGGCTTTGTTGGCGGCGGTGTATTGATCGATGGAAAGCTTCTGGCCGAGATCCGTTCCCGCCGTCGCCGCGTCATTGGCGTATTGCTCGCGCAACTGTTCCAGCTTGCCGACCTGGCCGGAGGACTCCAGCCGGAAGGCGGCATCCTGCACCGCCAAGCCATGGACGATAGCGGTCTGGCCGACCTGGCTGGTGACATGGGCTAGTTCCAGCGGATTGGTGATGCCGGCCAGGGCCTTTTGCTTGAACCCTTCGATAGAGTCGTTGAAAGAGGCGGTGGTGGCTTCGCGCGACGGCAGGCCGGTAACCGGGTCGGCCAGCGGATGGGTCGAATAATTCTGCACCAGGTCGCCGGAATCCTTGGAGAACTGGGCGATGCGGGCGGCGGCATCCATGGCCCGCTTTGATTCCTGGTAGCGCGCATTGAATTCGGCCATGGAATTGCCGAATTGGGCGCCCCCGGCCGCCTGTTGGTCGCCGACCATGCCCCAGGCGCCGGGGCTGGCCTGGGCGGGTGACGGGGCGCCGGGAACCGCGCCGGGAGAAACCTGGAATTCCGGGATCATGGGCATGTCAGGTATCCCCGAACAGGTTGACCATGCCGGTCAGCAGGGTTCCACCCCCCTTGGTCAGGGCGGCCGCCTGATAGATCGGCGCCTGGGCGGCATCCAACGCCGCCTGATTCATGCTGTTGGTGGCGCTGACCTGGCCGCGATAGAGATCAAGCTGGCGGGCCAATTCGCCCTGGCTGGCCTGGTCGTACATCACCGCCAGCGGCGTGCCCTGGGTGGGGTCAACCCCGGAGGCGCCGTAATTGGCGGCGACGCTGCCCAACTGCCGCTTGGTGGTCTGGGCCTGCAATTGCGCCTGGGCATTGGCCTGGCTCTGCGCTTCCTGGGCCTGGATCTGTTCGGCCTGGGCGTTATAGGTGGCGGCGGCGGCCTGGGCGTTGCCGGCCGACAGCGACCCGAGCGCCGAACCGCCGAGGCCCAGCATGCCCAGGCCTTGCCCCGCCGTCATGGAGCCGATCAGCGGCGTCGCAAGCATTTCAGTCATCGCCCTGCACCCGTTCATAGAGGTCATAATCGGCGCCGTCGGGGGCCCAGCGATGCAGCCGCGCCACATGGCGGAAGCCCAAGGCCCAGGCGAAGTCGCCCCCCCAGGGGGCATCGGACCGCACATTCATTTCGATGCGGACCCAGCCGGGGTCGCGGGCGAGGCGGTCCATCACCGCGACCGAGCGGCGGGCGGCGGCCACCAGGTGACGGCGGCGGGCCAGATGGGTGACCAGCCACCAGCCCTCGCCGCGGCCATGCCAGTGCTGGACGAAGCCGCCCACCACCGCCAGCCGGCCGCCATCGATCAGGGCCAGGGGCGACTCGCCCGACAGCAGCCGGGCGCGATAGGCGGCGGTCCCCAGCAGGGCCGCCATTCCCGGCGGCTGGGCGGCGATCGCCTGATTGAGCAGATCGGGCGTCAGGGGGACAAAGCGGAGCGCAGCGACTGGACCACCGCTCATTGCATCTCCCCCACATTGGCCTTGGCCGCCAGGGCCAGGACGGTCAGGGGCAGCGGCCCGCTGGTGGTGATCTCGATCTGGCATTCCTGGTCATAGCCGCCCGGCGCCGCCAGACGACGGATGCCGCTGAACAAGGCCGGCGGCTGGCCCATCATGTCGGCGGCGGAACGGGTCTCCAGCGGCTCCAGCCGGTCGGCCACCACCCCCGTCATGGGGTCGGTGCGGCGGGTGCCGAAATTGCATCCCAGGCTTTCATGCAGGCGGAGATAGAGGTGATCGATCCGCTTGGCCTTGCCCTGGGTGACGGTGGCCAGGGCGCGGGCCGGCTCGAACGGCATGGTGATCAATTGCGAGACATAGGGCAGGCCGGCGGTGACCAGGGCGGCAGACTCCGCCAGCGCCAGGGTGGATGCGGCGGTGGCGGTTCCCAGATCGGCGCCGTCGCCCAACAGCGCGATGGATTCGCCGGCCAGATAACCCAGCCCGCTGACGCTGCCGCTTTGCGGGGTGCAGCTCCAGGCATTGGCCGCCGCCGGAGCGGTCGAGGTGGCGGCCCGGTACCAGTCGCCCACCACATGGGTGGTGCTGGTGAACCCGCGCACCACCGCCAGGCCGCCATTGAGGCGGATCAGATCGCCGACACTGGCCGAGGTGAACACCGGCGCGCCGGCGGTAAAGGTGATTCCGGTTCCGCTGGCGGCCGAGGCGGTCAACGTGGCGGCGGGGAAGGTCAGGGCCGAACTGGCACCGGCATCGACGAAGAAGCTCTGCTCGATGGGAGCCGCGTCGAAATAGCGGGTCATCACCTCGTTCATGCGGGTCGGCGTGCCGTTGACGGTGCGCAACACCGACAGCCACAGTTCGTCATAGGAGCCATCGGGCGACGGGATCACCGCAATGCTCTCGACGATGGGCGGACCGCCGTAATACTGGCCGCCCAGCTGGTGGCGGTGCCAGCCCCAGACCTGTTGCTCCAGCAGATAGGTCAGGCCGATCAGGGTGCCATCGGCCCGGATCGCCCAGATGATCGAGTGGGGCGATTGCTGGTAGGCCATCTGGGTGATGCCGCCGCGGCTGATATGCTCGGCATTGATGGTGCGGTCGAAGGCGGTATAGCCGTTGACCTGCCACTGGAACTGCCAGTCCAACATGCGCCGCCCGGGACGATCGACGAACAGCACGCTTTTCAGGATGCGCACCGGCTGGACGTTGGGGGCGGAGCCCAGGCTGGTCTCGCGGTAAACCTGCAGATTGGTGGACGACAGCGCCTGGGTGGTGCTGGTGGGCTGCATCACCTCCTCGCCGCCGGTGGTGCCGATCGCCAGTTGCGCCATCTGGGCGGCGCCGGCGGCGATCAGCCAGTGGCCGGCGTTGACCTGGTCGTCGGAGATGACGAAGGACAGGGCGTTGTTGTCGGCCACGGTGCCGTCATCGGCGGTCGGCGCGAAATTGGTGAAATCGGCGGTGACCGAACCCTCAAGCGCGTTGGGCTGGTTTGGCGTGCCCAACAGCATCAGGCGCTGCTGCCAGAAGGTGACGCACATGGGGTAATTGCCGGTCCACCACTTGCCCAACTGCCAGTTGACGGTGGCGCTGGTGCCGTCAAGCGCGGCATCGGCGCCGTTGGCGACGGCGGCCTGGACCACGGCGGTGACGGTGGTGGTGGTGGTGACGGCGGTGATCAGGCACCAGCCCCACTTGGCCGAATCCTTGATCCGGATCATGCGGCCCACATCGGTGGCCAGGAATCCCTGGCCGGTGTTCTGGGGGGTGGCGTTGATCCCCACCACCGACGATGCGGTGATGGTGATGGTTCCGGTGGTTCCCGAGGGGGTCAGAGTGGTGGTGGTGGTGTTGATCGACAGATAGGGACCGTCGCGGAACGTCATGGCCTGATAGGACCAGCTGATATGGCTGGACCGGGTCAGGGTCGCCGAGGGATAGCCGGGATGGGTGATGTAGAGGGTATCGTCGGACTGGGTGAATTTCAGCAGCGGCAGATCGGCGGACTGATAGGGCAGCCCGGTGACGATCACCTGCGACGATCCGTTCATCACCAGACCGTCATTCATGTAAACCCGGACCTCGCCGGCGGCGAATTCCAGCATATAGGCCTGAAGGGTCGAGAAGATGAAGGGCACCAGACGAATCGGATTCGCCACCACCTGGGACAGGGCGGTGGAGACGAACAGGGTACCGGGCCGCCGGGTGGCGCCGCCCTGGGGCATGGGCACCATATTCAGCAGCGTGTCGCAGCCGTTGAAATATTTCTCGACATCGATCCGCCCCTTCAGGCGGGGCGACAGCTCGCCGCCGGTGAAGTTGGAAAGATAAATGTCTTCCCTCATTTGTTTATGCCCCTCAGTCGCCGGGCGGCGGAGCTTCGTCCGCCTTGGCTCTCGCGCCAACGATGGCGCGGGGCCTCAATGGCCCAGTCGCCTCGCTCCATGCTCATCGCCGGCTCCTCAGCAGCACGTCCTCATCCCATTCGCGCGGGCTGTCGCCCTGCGACGCCACCAGGCGGGCGGTCTCGCCCTTGTCGTTCAGCATGGCGGCGAGACGCTGCAGCTTGGAGCCATCCTGGGCCAGCGGCTCGACCAGCTCCACCCCCAGGGCATAGGCGATGGTATGGACCAGCAGGGGGTCGAACAGGGTCGGGTCGGTGAGGTCCCTCACATAGACCAGTTGCAGCGGCGCATCCTCATCGGTCAGCAGGGCATTACCCTGGATTTCCCACACCGCCTCGTCATTCTCCGGCAGGTCGACCATGCGGATGAAATCGGCCGGCAACGGATAGGCATTGGCGAAGGTGAACAGCGGCGGGGTGGCGGAGGCCGCCAGTAGCGCCTGGACCTTGGCGCAGGGCCACGGATGGGAACGCAGCACGGCGCGCCGCACATCGTCATAGCGGCCGTTGCACAGGATCGCCCGCTTGGTGTTGTCCTCAAGTGACACGATGGGATCCTCGCCCAGCGCGAACAGGGCGATGTTGCAGATGGAAACGATGCTGTCACCGAGGGCCATGGTGGTACGGGGCGCGTCGCCGCGCCCCGCTCCTCTTTTAATCGATCAGGTATTCGGTCTTGATCAGCAGGTTGCCGCTGCCCGGCAGCGCCGCGACGCCGACGGTCAGGGTGATGTCCTCATAGGCCGAGGCCTGCGCTCCAGATACGCAGTCATAACCGGTCAGGATGGGATTGCCGTGTCCGGCCGCCGATCCCGCCCGGAACGGGGTATTGGTGGTGGTCAGGGTGAAGGCCGGGCTGTAGGCGGTGGCGTTGTTGGTGTCGCCCACCGAGATGGTCGACGTGGACAGCGAGGTGTCGGTGATGAACTCGATACCGATGATCACGGCATTGAGGGGGATGCGGGCGATGCCGATCACGGCGCCGCTGGCCTGGGCCGCCAGGGCCAGATGGGAGACGAAGGTGCGCTGGCGGCCGCCGACCAGGTTGACGCCGGGCAGCGACTGCACCGCGCCGCCGGCATTGCCGGTCAGTTGGGCCAGTTCGGTGGAAAAGGTGGTTGCAGCGGTCATGATGGAAAAATCCCTTCAATTCGAAACGGCGATGCCCGGCGCCCCACCCGGTGGAGCGCCGGAGGCGGTCAGGTCACAGGCACTTGATTTCCACCAGCTTCTGCTCTTCCAGCCGGGCGGCGCCCAGGCTCATGGCGGCATAGGCATAGGTGGAGAAGCCCTTGTCGGGGCGCTCGGCCACCCGGGTCCAGATATCCTCGGCGACGCCCAGGCCCATGGCCGATTTGCGATAGGCGGCCACCCTGGTGTAGCTGTTGGAATCCAGTTGCAGGCGCTGCGACCGGATGACCTCGAAGCCGAGGATGGTGGTGATCTTGCCGTCGCGCAGCGGCGCCAGATCATCCTTGGCGACGCCGAATTCCTTCAGGGTCGCTTCGGTGGTGGCCAGCAGGTTGCCCTTCTGCTTGGCGCCGATCACCAGGTAGCGCTCCTCCTCCTCGTCACCTTCGGCGGCGTCCAGGGCGACCATGGCCGAGACCAGCTTGGAGATGGTCAGGCCGATGTTGCCCGAGCCGTTGCCATAGGTCCAATCGTTGACCGCCACCTGGGTTCCGGACGGCTGCGACGGCGAGCTTTCACCGTCGCCGTTGGGCCAGGTGACCGAGGTGGACCCGGAGACGCCGGTATAGGCGGTGGCGAAGAAGGCGCCGATGATTTCGTCGTCCTTGGCCCGCCGCATGGCCATGCCGGCGTTGCGGGTATAGGCCGACTCGGGATCGATCAGCGCGCGGACCTTGTCTTCCTTGTCGATCAGATCGCCCCATTCCCAGTCATAGGGGGCGATCCGGCGCCGCAGGTGCTGCTGCGACATGATGGGGCTGTCCTCATGCCGGGCCTGGCGCTTGCGCGCGGCGGTGGGGGCCAGTTGTTCCATGTACGAGCGGTCGCCGGTGATCTCGTCGCGGATCACCGTGCGCTCCAGCCGGGAATCCGACTGCTGGCCGATGAAGCGGATGGCGCCGCTGAACTGCTGCACGAAGGCGGTGTTGATTGTAAATGACATTGTTCTCTCCGTCGGTTTTCGGCGCCTCCTGGGCCGAATGGTTTTCTCTCGACGGCTGAGCTCCCCGATCCCACCGGAACCACTCCCCCACCGGACCCCAACTGCTGGAGCTCCCCGATCCCGGAATGGCCCGATCCCACCGGACCCGTGCCTATGGTCGTCTCGTTGTTCCCCGGCGAAGGAATCACCCTTCGCCGGGATAGGCCTGCGCGTACAGCGCCTGCATCTTGTCCAGCGCCGCCTGGTGGCCAGGGTCGCCCTTGTCCTTCCATGCCCTCAAGAAGGCCTGGTCCTTCATCATGCCGTTGATCTGCTGCTGCGCCTCGGTCGGCGCGGCGATGGCGGCCGAACCATTGGCCTTGCCGGTCAGCTTGCCGTCCTCGGCCAGTTGCTGGCCCAACTTGGCGAAACCCTTAAGCATGTCGGGATGGTTACCGAGGCCGGTCTTTTCCAGATGCTCGACCATGGCATCGCCGAAATATTCGGCCAGCGCCGACTTGGCCAATCCCAAGTTCTGGTCATAGGCGGCGCCCCAGTCCTTCTTGAGGACGGTTTCAGTCTGGGCCGCGACGGCGGCTTTGGCGTCGGCCTGGGTGCCGGCATCGGCGACGTTCTTACCCAGATACCAGGACACCAGGCCCTGGAACTGGGAATCGGTGATGCCACGCTTGTGGGCCTCGGCAGCGAATTCGCCGATGAAGCCCTCGTTGAGGGTCATGCCCTCGGGAAGCTGGACCTCGGGACGGGTGTATTTATCGGCGGCCTCCGGGCGGCCCAGGCGGTTGTAAAGCTTGTCCCAGCCCTCGGCATCCTCGGGGGGGGGCACCGTGAACAGCCCGTTGGGGTCGCGGTTGCCCAGCATCTTGCTGGCGTTGTAATAGGACTTGGCCAGACCATCCAAATCCTTGATATCGCGGAACACCGCCTCGGCGCGGATGTCGGCGGGCAGGGAATCGGCGAAAGACGGCGGGGCGGAACCGGGGGCGCCAGCCGGAGCGGCGGCCGAGGCGGCAGGAGCGGCGGCAGCGGCGGCAGCGGTGCCGCCGGATGCGCCGCTGGCGCCACCGCCGGAACCATCCTCGGGGGCGAAGGCGATGCGCAGAAATTTCATGTCCTGATCTCCTCGATAGCGGTCCTTTGCAGCGCCAGGCGCAGCAGTTCGGATTCGGTGAAACGCAATTGCGCGACGATCTCCAGCGCCAGCGAGCGGCGGCCGTCGCGGAAATGGGTGGCGAAGGGATCACCCTCGACCGTCGCCACCTCCAACATTCCGGCGCGGCGCAGCAGATCCGTCAGTACGGTTTCGCCGTCGCCGGCGGCGAACACCCGGCGATAGGATTCGGCCAGCGCCAATTGCGCCTTGGCCGGTTCCAGGCTTTCCTTGATGCTGGCGGATAGGCTGGAATCGGGCGTATTCATGCCAGACACCCCAATTGTTTGGCCATGCCACGCGCCACCGATTCCAGCCGCTGGCGGTAGCGGTCGCCGAACACATCCATGCAATCGACGAAGCACGAGAAGCCGAAATCGCAGACGAAGCCCTGGGGGCGGTTGCGCTTGGCATGGGCCTCGATCATGGCCTGGCGGCGATCGGTCAGCAGCATTTCCGGGGTGAAGGAACCCTTATGGTCCTCGCAGGCATGCAGGCCGGTGGTCCACACCAGCGGCGCATGGGCGGGATCTGCCGGCGTGCGCGACTGGACCACCAGCACCAGGGACCACAGCGGCGGCGTCTTGCAGCCGGCATGGTCACAGCGCAGGGCGTCATACAGGGCGCTGACCTGGGGCGACCATTTGGGAGTAACGGGGATGGCGGCGGCGCGGGTCATTCGCCACCGCCTTCCAGGGGATTCTCTCGCGGGGCGTTGGCGGCATGGATGCCACAATAGGTCAGTCCGCCGATGGTGGCGTCGGACGCCTCGCCGCAGATCACGCAGGGCCTGGGCGCGACCGGCGGCGTCGCGCGCAACTGGCGGATCTGCGGTCCCCGGATCTCGGCGATCTGCATCACCGCGTCGCGGTCCATGCGGCCGGCCCGGTAATCGGCCAGTTGCGGACCCATGGCCGCCTCCATGGCGCCATCGGGATCATCCACGTCGATGGGGTCGGCGGGCGCCGCCATGGGCACACGATTGGCCGGGCGGCCGACCGCGGCGCGGATCTCGGCCATCCTCGGAGCGGCAACGCTGGCCACGACCGGCTGGGAGGTCCGCGCCACCGGAGCCGGGCCGACCTGGCCGATCCCGGCCAGGGCACGGATGGCGGACAAGGCGTCGTCGCCATCGATCCGCTTGGCCCGGTGTTCCTTGACGATACCGGCGATCAGCACCATGGTGGTGTCTGGCGTCATGCGGCCTCCGATTGCTGGGCGCCCGGCGCCCCTTGCGCCTGCTGTCCACCCGCGCCAATTCCGGCCTGGGACAGGTTCTTCAGGGCGCCGGTGGCGTCCTGGGCGGCGCCGGCCAGGTTCGCCACCTGGGCATGGGCGTTCATCTGGGCTTGCGCTTGGGCGGCGGCCTGGGTTTCCTGCTGGATCTGCTCCGGGCTTTTGATCAGGGCCGGCGGCGCGTTGAGGATGCGGCCGCCGGTGCGCAGGATCGCCTCGGAGTCCAGCAGGCCGCCCACCTGCGGACAGATCGGCACCAGGCTGGTGGCCAGTTGGATCAGCCGGTTGGTCGAATCCATTTCGCTGGTCTTCTGCGCCACCGCGATGGGGCTGACATATTCGACCCGGAGCGGCACCCCCA